TTATCTTCATTCCAACCAACAGCGTTGGCATCTTGAATACCACCTTGAATTGGTAGTTGAACACTTTGACCTACTGATGTTCCTTGCTGATAAGTTGTTCCAAAACCACCACTAGTGTTTAATTTAGTTGGCTCATACTTCATGGCGGTGAATTTGACATAATCAGATTCGTTACCACTTGCATCTACTGGATATTTTAAATCATTCTTACCATCGGCACCGAGATTTACTGTGTCTTGTCCAGCAGAACTAGTTATTGTTGTACCATTTAGAGATCCATCTCCAGCAGCATCTTCATCATTGCCTCCAGTGTTGTCAGGCAATTCTGGACCACTATCTTCAACTGGTAGATCTAATACCTCTGCTACTTCTGTCGCTGATGGAGGTTTACCGTCAGCAGATACTTGCTTTAGACTACTCTTTGCTGTATAGTCTGAAACATTAGCTAAGGTTGCTTGTGTTGTCTCATTATTGGTTAAGTTTTTAACAATTCTAGCATCTACATTCTCAGTTGCGTATTTAGTAGGAGTAAATGTACCATCAGGTCCTCTTGTTGCTATTGCTTTCTTTGGATCTAAAGGTTGTGGTTGTCCAAGAAGATTGTATTCTCGTTCATAAACTGTTTGTTGTTTTGTTTTGGGGTCAATTACAACAGCATAGTTAATATGAACACTTCCAGATCGAGGACTGCTACCCATGCGGGCACTTAGTCTGTGGTTAGGAGATACATAGACTTGATTTCCACCACTACCATCTTCGAGTTGGCCTTTAAATACGGATGCTTTTGATGTTACCTCTGCTGGTTGTGGCATTTTTAATTAACCTTTAAAATCTTCATCGTTTGTTCCATATCCTTTATATATAAGTGCTCCGCGAAGCATTTTCCTAAAGGATCGGTTATTATTTTTCCAAACGTCTGTGATATTAATAGAGCGTGATTTGCCGTCTTTAATACTAACGAAGTCTTCTATTGGTAAATTAGAAGCGGATGTCCACTCAGATCTAGCAACGTCTAGCAACAGACCTTTAATTTGACTTATATTATATTTAGATATGGAATTATAGGGTAATGTCAACTTGTTGCGACGAAGATTATTGACAACAATTCTTCTTTTTAGTGGATGAATGTAATGCAAATTGCAACCTAAAAAAGAAGTTCCTTCAAGTTTAAATACAAATACTAGTGGAAATGGGTCAAATACAGATACGTTATCTTTTTCAGATGAATATTCAAACATAAAGAGATGTCCCTGTTTTGGGAATCTTCTGATTACATTATCATCTGGACTATCACTATTACGATCACTCAATTCATCTCTAATGAGTTTTTGTGGGTCTGCAGCATATTTTTTTGATAATCTTCTAAACGCCCTTCGGTAAAAGAATGGTGACCTACCAGACTCTATATCAACTTCTTGCTGTAAATCTTCAAATAGTGTATTTTTTGACATTACTTGATTCCTAGTTCGTCTTCGGTTATAATCTTAAATTCAAGTCGTCGATCTTTACACCATTCTATTGCTGCTTTCCATTTAGCTTTATTTACTTCGTATGTCTTTGCTTCATAAATGAATGATTTAGTTACTTTTTTAGACTTTCTTTGTGGAGGTTGAGTTTGCTTTTTGGGTTTTACTTCAACCACATAGGTTTTTGTTGATCCATTCCTCTCTTTTACTTTTATTAAAAAGTCTGGAAAGTATCGGTGGACTCTACCATCGAGGGGTGATAGATATGGGATGCAAAACTCTTCACTCGCCCACTCTACAATATTTTCATTCAAGTCACACCAAGCACAGAATTTTCTCTCCCAACTACTTCTACATATAATGTTATTTGGATCCCCCTTATATTTTTTGGGGAATGATGGTTTATATCTGCTCTTAATACTTTCCTTCATAAAGTCGGCTACATATTATATACGGATCCTTAGACTTATTTAGATGGCTCGCTCATCAAGAGACTCAATACCAGGTGGGTTTAACCCAGAAGCAGGTGGTTCAACTAGCACCCCAATTCATCCTGGCGTAAAAATGTCAGAGTTGCGCTCAAAGATAATGCGCCCATCTCTGACATCAACCTACGCTGTTATTGTAAAGCAACCAAAGGGGTGGTCGTTTGATGGTTTTGATAATGAATTATTAGAGTTAACATGTGTTGAAGCAACTCTACCTGGTTCTAGTTTAGGTACTATAGAGACTAATAGAGATTACAGGGGAGTTATTGAGAAGCATGCATATGCTAGATTGTATGATGACACAATTGATTTCACCTTTTTGGTGACAATGGATTCTCCCCCAACTAATGCTATTAGTTTATCGCAAACTACTAATCCTGAAAAAAGTTATCAACAGATAAAGTTTTTTGAGGAATGGATGGGATATATAATTGGTGATGATAAAAAGAATGATACTGCCAGAAAGTCCCCCACATATCAAACTAGTTTGAGATATCCAGAGGAATATCAGGCAGAGTTGACTATTGTTAAATTTGAAAAAGATCTGGGATTTGGAAAGGACGCTAATCAAAACATATTAGTTTATGAATTTGTTCAGGCATTTCCAAAGGCAGTCAGTTCCATGGCAATCAGTTATGATGGATCAAATCTCTTAAAAACAACAGTATCATTTACATATACTCGATACTTCCTCTCTAGTATAGAATCAAAAGTTGATTCTAATTATTCCTCAACTCGTGGACGTAATCCAAATTCTCCAGGCAATCCTGACGTTCTAAATCAGGATATTGCCAGTATCGCTAGAGGTGCGTTAGCTAACGCTGGTGATATTGTAAATCGGAGAAGTTCTAGTCTTTGGTCTGGAACCACGTTCAAAGCTAACACATAACCCTATAAATAAAATACGCGAATTGATAATCTATGCCATTACCTACTATAGCAGCTCCAACTTATGATCTTGTTCTTCCCTCTACGGGAGAAGAGTTGCAGTTTAGACCATTTTTAGTAAGAGAAGAAAAACTCTTAGTTCTTGCTTTAGAAAGTGAAGATCCAAAACAGATTACTACTGCAATTAAAACTGTAATTAAAAATTGCATTTTGACAGATGGTATTAAAGTTGAGTTTTTACCAACTTTTGATATTGAATATTTGTTCTTAAATATTCGTGGTAAGTCTGTCGGTGAAGAAATTGAAGTGAATGTCCTTTGTCCTGATGATGAAGAGACTTACGTTCCAGTAACTATTAATATTGACGAAATCAAAGTCAAAAAGAATGATAAGCATGATAGGTTGATTAAGATTGATAGCAGTATTGCTATGGAGATGAAGTATCCATCTTTGGAGCAATTCATCAAGAGCAACTTTGATTTTTCTGGAGAGAATAATGTTGAGCAGTCATTTGATTTGATTGCTACTTGTATTAGTCAAATTCTTACAGCAGAAGAGACTTGGGATCTGGACTCCGTACCAAAAGATGAAGTGATAGCATTCTTGGATCAAATGAATTCATCTCAATTCAAACTGATTGAGAAGTTTTTTGAGACCATGCCTAAACTATCTCATGATATTGAAGTTACAAATCCAAATACTAAAGTGACAAGCACTGTTGTATTGGAAGGTTTATCGAGTTTTTTCGCATAGCCCTCTCCCACATGGATTTGGAGAACTACTATAAGTTAAACTTCGCCTTACTCCAGTATCATAAATACTCATTGACCGAGGTAGAGAATCTAATTCCATGGGAGCGGGAAGTTTATGTTGCACTATTGAAGGCTCATTTGGAAGAGGAGAAACTAAAAGCGCAACAAGAAAATAATCGTAACTAATGGCTAAAACACCAGTATTCATTAGAGAATTTGTTCCACTCTCCCAGATTAAGCAAAATGAGCTTAAGTGGAGCACTTATGCTGGTGCCCGTCTTTCTTACCATAGATATCTTGTATCTAGAGAATTTGGTGTAGATCCAGATAAAATATATTCAACATTTGTAAGGAATTTTAAAAAGCATACTAAAGACTTTCCTTTAGCAGCAGTAGAAGTCGGACAAGAGAAAAATAAAAACGATTATGAGAAGCAAGAACAATATGTTCTGTTCTTGTGGCAGTATTATGTTGTAGATAAACCAAAGAAACCTAGTTTACCTAAGGAACCAAAAGAGACCAAGGTAAAAAAACCTGATGTACAAGAATCTTATAATGATGAAGTAGATCCTGATAACCCTTACGCTGGTGATGACGAACCCTCCATGCTTCAGGAGATGTCTCGTGTCAAACCACCAAAAGGTGGAGCACTGGTAAAAAGACGCGGTATCTCAAAGAAAGAGGTATATGAAAAGGTAAGGGATGCTAATCC